GTTTAGGATTCTGAGAGAGGCCATGGACGAGAGTCCAGTAGTTTCAACGGTACCTCTGGCGGAGGCCCTCAAGATTAGGATAATCTCGAAGGGCCCTCCATTCCTGTATACGGCTCTACGCCCCTTGTGGAAATTTATCCATTCGGAGCTAAGACGCCATAAGACCTTTCAATTCATCGGAAAACCCGACGATGAGGAAGGCATGCTCAATGCGCTCGGACGAAATCTCATGGATGATGAGACCTACGTATCCGGGGATTATACGGGAGCTACAGATAATCTGAAGAGCTGGGCCAGTGAGGCCTGCGCGGAGCAGATCGCTGAGTGTATCGGTTTGTCAGTAAGTGAGACAAATCTTTTTACCCGTGCCCTGACAAGGCATATATTTGATACGCCAAGTGGGATGAGGGAGCAGAAGAGGGGACAGTTAATGGGAAGTATTGCATCTTTCCCTGTCCTATGTATATTAAATGCTGCTGTGTGTAGGTGGGCTATGGAGTTAAGTGGCAAGAACGTTAAAGCTCTTGTTGACTGTACCATGACCATTAACGGCGATGATGTCGCCATGCGCGGAAAGAAGTCACTCTATAAGTTCTGGAAGAAAACTTCCGGTGTTATAGGACTCTCAGAGTCAATAGGGAAAACCTATGTCTCTAGAAAGTTTGTGATGATAAATTCGCGTGCATACAGACGTGTGGATGTTGCCTTCAAGGTAGGCCCGATGAAAAGGGATACCTTCTTGGAGAAGACAAAGTTCGTGAATCTCAGTCTCTTATCTGGAAAGAAAAGATCGGAGGAGTCAGATAATGAGAGCCTCAAGAAAGGGTCACTATTTGATACTCGACTGGGAACCATCGGTAGCAGAGCTCGAAAGCTCTTCGAGGACAGTCCAATAGACATCAGAGATGACGTCATGGAACTATTTCTCGACAGGTTTAAACCGGTACTTTTAAGTACTGGCCTTCCCTGGTTTATACCCGAGTGGCTTGGTGGTCTTGGTTTGCCAAAGTTTCGCAACTATGGTAACTCAATCGACGATCTACGAATTGCTACAAGCATTATAATGAATTGGTCTGTGCGGAAACCGCGCTCTATGTCAGCGGAGCCAACACCCTGGGAAGTTAGACGACTAGCTAGTCGAAT